GTCCGTGCTGCCGTCGCGCGGACCGAGATAGGCACCTCCAGCCGCCGTCAAGAGCTTGACGTAGGCATCGTTCTCGGCACCGCCTTCCGTGTCGATCAGATAAGGCTTTGGGAACTGAATCGCTGCCGTCGTCTTGCCCGATCCTGCGGTACCGTAAAACAGCACTTTGAGCCGCTTCTCAGTCGCCTCGGGTTTCTTCGCTTTGAGTTTGCTTGCCATTGTTTTCCCTTTCATCTAAACTCGAATCAGCAGCCACACATCGCGGCTACATCCCTCAGGCTCGCCGTTCGCAGGAACCGGCAAGCCCTCGGGATGGAGTCGCGTCATTCCTCGCCGTCGTCGCCGAGCGTCGAATCGGCAAGCTCGCGGCGGTGGTCCGCCGTGTCGTTGCGCTCGTCCCAAAGGTCACGCAGCACCAGGCCCACGCTCTGCGGGTCTTTGCCCTCGGCGAACTGGATTGACAGATCAGCGACGGCGCGAAGTTTGGCACCCGCGCCGGTAACTTGGGGCATCCCAGCTCCCGCCCACTCGGCTACCGACTGGAGCCAAGCGTCATAGCGGGCCATGCGGCGTTTGGTCAAAGCCACAAACTCGGGCGACTCAAAGACTGCACGGCGGGCCTCGTACTCGGCATCAGCCAAAGCAGCCGCCAGCCGAGCGGTTCCGGCCTTCTCGCCGGCACGGTCGAGAGCATCAGCAACAGCACCAGCGACGAAAGCAGCCGCCCGGCCAGCAGCGGAAATAGCCGCGTCGGCTTGCTCTACCGTCATCGGGCGACAGGCTGCCGCGTTCTTGGCGTTCTGGCCATTGCGGTGGCATTCGCAGCGTTCGGCGTGAGGATCGTTATTCATGTTGGTTCCCTTTTTGACATAGGCCACGGAATGCGGCCTGACAGAGAATAATCGGCAGGAAGTTTCCTCTAATCCACCGAACGCCCGCAAAAACTGGAAAAAACACGCTTGGCAAGCCCATAAAAAAACTTATCCCCAACACGCAAAAAGTTATCCACTTTTTACAATTTTGGGAATCTTCAGCGGGGATACTTGATCGTGTGTACCGGGCGGGTAATGTTTCGCCTGCCCGCGTGTCTGTGGGCAATAAAGGGAAAAACGCATGGACATTGTAATAGACACTAGGAATCTAGGCGATTATCGCCGATTCTTGGCCATCAAGAAACTGCCACGATACACAATCGCCGGCTGTCAGATGAGCTTCCCGGACGAGTACGCCCACCTCGTAGGCATGGCCGATTCGGTCCCAGACGTTGTACAATATCAACCGCTAGCGGGCCTGTTCGATTATCAGAAAGACATCGCCCGCACCGCACTGACTAAGCGTAAGTATTGCGTGTTTGCGGATTGTGGACTCGGTAAGACGTTGATCCTGTTGGAGTTTGCCCGTCACGTAATGGAGACACGCAAGCGGCCTCGCGTGCTGATCGTGTCGCCGCTCATGGTCGTAAAGCAGACAATGGCCGAGGCCAAGCGGTTCTACGGTGACCGCCTGCCGATCTCGCAGATACCTGCCAGCAAGTTGGCCGCATGGCTGGCTGACGATTCGTGTTCAATCGGCATAACCAACTACGACGCGATACATGATGAACTTCCGAACGGTCGGCTTGACGCTTTGATCCTCGATGAATCGTCGATGCTGAAACACCACTACGGAGCATGGGGCACCAAACTCATCGACATGGGCAGGGGAGTTCCGTTCAAGCTGTGCCTGACTGGTACGCCTGCTCCGAATGATCGCATCGAGTTTGCGAATCATGCCGTGTTTATGGATGCGTTTCCAACGGTGAACAGTTTCCTTGCTCGATTCTTTATCAACCGGGGCCAGACCGCCGAGCGATGGGAGTTGAAGCAACACGCCCTACAGGGCTTCTACGTTGCGTTATCTCACTGGTGTATCTTCCTCACGAATCCAGCCACCTACGGATGGAAAGACAACTGCGGCACGCTACCGCCGATCAATATTCATGTTGATGACATCCCGCTAACCCACCAGCAGCGCACGGCGTTTCAGGATGGTCACGGCGCACTGTTAATGACCGACGCGGGCGGAATCGGCGAACGGTCCAAGATCGCTCGCATCGGCAAGGGCTTTGCGAACGGAAAGCGGATTGAATCGAACAAAACCAAATACATCGTCGATCTGATCGCATCATGGCCGAAAGAGTCAACGCTGGTATGGTGCAAATACAACCAAGAACAGGACGATTTAGCCGCGTCCATTCCGGGCGCAGCGAGCATCGACGGAGCAACTCCGATCGCCGAACGTGAGCGGATCGTCGATGCGTTCAAGGCCGGAACTATTCGGACGCTGATAACAAAGCCAAAGATTCTCGGATTTGGCCTGAATCTCCAGATCGCTACCCGTCACGTATTCAGCGGGCTTCAAGACTCGTATGAGGAGTTCTATCAGGCTGTAAAGCGGTCAAACCGCTACGGATCAACGCTGCCGCTGAACGTCCATATTCCAGTGACCGAGTTAGAGAAGCCGATGATCGAAACGGTGCTCAGCAAGGCTAATCGCGTGAACACAGACACCATCGAACAGGAACGTATCTTCAAGCAACTGGCCGGTATCGCTTAACACTTTCTAAAGGGTAAACAATGAAGACTCAATCTCCAGACTTTCACGTGCACCACGGCGACTGTATCGAACACATGGCCACGATGGAACCGGCCAGCATTGATCTGGCCGTATTCTCTCCGCCGTTTCCAGCCCTTTACGCCTACACGTCCAGCGAAGCGGACATCGGAAACAGTGAGAACTTGACCGATGAAGCCCCGATGCATCTGTCATTCTTCTACAACCAACTGGCGCGAATCGTCAAGCCGGGCCGGGCCGTTTGCGTTCATGTAATGCAAATCCCGCGAATGAAGCGGAGCGGCGAAGTCGGGCTGTGTGACTTTCGCGGCATGAACATTCGCATCGGTGAACGGGCCGGGCTGGTTTACGAGTACGACTGGCTCATTCGCAAGAATCCGCAAGCCCAGGCCATCCGCACTAAGACGCGAGAGATGCAGTTTGTCGGGCTGGAGTCTGATCGGGCAAAGCAGCGGGGAACGCTGGCCGACTACATCATCAAGTTTCGCGCACCCGGCGAGAATCAAACGCCGATCGATTCGGAAGGACAAGTGAGCCGAAACAACTGGATTTCATGGGCTGAGGCCGCATGGTTTGACATTCGGGAAACCAATACGCTCAACGTGCGAGAGGGACGAGGCGAGAAAGACACGAAGCACATTTGCCCGTTGCAGCTTGACGTTATCGACCGAATCGTGCGGTTGTTTAGTAATCCCGGCGAGCTAGTTTTTAGCCCGTTTACCGGCATCGGATCGGAGGGCTTCGTAGCTGTCAAACTGGGGCGAAGGTTCTACGGCTGCGAGTTGAAGGACGAATACCACGCGGCGGCACTGGCCAACATTGCTAAAGCGGCGAACATGAGCCAAGCCGAGGCAACCGAGCTTCTATTCTCGGAATAACCCCCAATTTATCCACAATTATCCACGCCGAAAGATTCTCAACATTTTTTATCCGCTAGACTTGCCTGTATGTACCACGATGGTATACTTTGGCATGGCCGGTCACTCCGACCGGCCTCAAAACAAAGGGATTCAAATGGAAAATAACACGATCATCGCAAGCCTGTTTGACGACGCGAACGACGCAACGCGGGCCACAGTCAAGATTGATCCGCTGGACGATGGCAGGCTGTTCGTGTCGGTTTACTGGCCACAAACCGAGGGAGAAGACGGCGATCACTGCCACGGCCAAAACACCATCCTGCCCGAAGCCTTCAAGGTTCTGGCCGCTTTGCAGGCTCGCGGCTATGAGCACGTTGCGTACAGCGGTGGCAAATCGTTCGGACACAGCGGCGGCACCACGGCCTTCGCGGTGGCCAAGCAATGACCTTCCACGCCACAATAACGCAAGCCATCCGAGCCAGCCCGCTAGCACCGCTCGCCATCGCCAAAGCCGCACGGATCGCACCGCCGCACGTTTACCGTTACATCAGTACCGGCGCTGGCTTGTCGGTCGATTCGCTGGAGCGATTGGCTACCACGCTTGGGCTTAGTTTGCGAGATTGTCCGCCAAAGACTACAACCGCGAAAGGGAAGAAATGAGCATCGGCGTACCATCGGAATACTGGACTTGTCAACAGGTTGGAGATTCGGTTACATGGGAAGTCTACAACGGCTCTGGCAAGCCGCTGCTAACCGTGTGGGACAAGCCCGGAACCGATGCACTTTCCACGATCAGGAAGATGGTTGATTGCGTCAATGCCTGCACACACATTGCCGCTGATAATGGCTACATGAAGGGCCAAGAGGCGGGCGAACTTGCGCGGATAAAGGCGATTGCTCAAAGCGTAGTTAATCGTTCGGACAAAGCCTTCACCGCGTAAACGCACCCGCACCCCGGCAGAGCGTCAACATCCGATAGCCGCCCGGTAGCGTGAAGCCATACCCGAATCGGCCACGGAACGCCAAGCCACAGCACCCCGAGCCAACGGATTAGACCGCGCTCGGGGTGTTTGCGTTTCGGGCAAGCCCGCCGCGTGATATGCTCGCCGATGGTGAGCCGCGTCAATCCGCAAACGTCGCCGGTAGTACCGTTGCCCCGTCGCTGCCAGCAGGTGAGGCACATTGCGGCCCGTTCGGATTGAACGGCGGGAAGCGTGCATGCCTTCGCCTCGATCATCGCGCCGGGATCGGTTTGGGTGCAGCCGCAGGTCACGGCAACATCCCCTCTAAAGTCTGCACACCAGCAACCTGCCCAACACAATCCCCGCCACAGTTGGCACCGCTGTACCGTGTCAGTATGAACGCGGACGTGCTGTAGTTCATCGAATAACTCAAAGCACCGCCGCGCGGCCCGTTGCTAGACCCGCTTTCGTCTATCGCGGATAGCCCGCAGGCCCGTTGGATGTTCCAACTTGAAGCCGTCACGTTGTCGCCGTCGATAACCGTGTTCGAGCCGTTGCCGGGTTCGCAGTTGGAGTTGTTCGCACTCTGGATTGGGAAGGGAACCCATCCGAACCAGCCTATCGGGCATGGTGGGCCACAGAACGCGCAGACTCGCACACGGCCCGTATCGGCGTACTCGGATACTTGCGGCTGGCCGTTGTACACAAACTCTGTGATGATGCGAACCGTTTGAACCGCCCATATGCACCCGTCCGCGTCTACCGCGTTATCGCCGGTAACGGTCGCGGAGTAGGTCTGCCGGCGAACGTCGCCCGCGCCGTAGTCCACTTGCTCAATCATCGTGAATGAGCCGCCAGCCTTGACCGTGGATAGTTCAAGCCGGCCACAGCAGCAGCCCGCCGGCGTGCCATCGTTGTACCAACTGCAACCAGGCTGACAGGCACAGCACGTAGGCGAGCCATACGCGACAATGCCGTCAAACAGGCTGGCATTGACCGGGAGTGTCGATTCACCTTGTCGGCACCAGCAACCGAGGTCCGCACCGCTTGCGGCCTGTAGCCGCACCACAGGCGAACCGGGGGCGATATTGGCGCAGATGTAGACGACGGGGACATCGGCCAGCCCGCCACATGGGACGTAAGCCACCACGCCGGGGCGAGCTTGGCATCGGTCATCGGCGCAGCTTCCAATGATCGTGAGTTGCTCACCGCGTACTAGGCGAAGCGTCGGGTTAGGTCTACCAACAGGGCAAGTTGCGCCGGGATTGTCCGCAAAGAATGAACTGAGCGAACTTTCGCCCAGTGCCGAGTAGTCCGACGGGCAGAAGATATTCCGCCGCACGGTGTAGCAGGAACCCTCAAAGAATACCGTGATCGTCGCGTCTAGTTGTTCCTGTGTCGGTCGTGTGCCTAGCGGCCAATGGACGAACTCGGACCAGTCGATGCGAACGCCTATTGCTGGTGGAGGTACCGCCGCTGGACAGTTACCGCTTGGCCGTTGAGCACATGCGTAGGCGAGTACGTAGACATGGCCGCAGCCAGTCCAGCAACTGCCAGAGCCGCAGCAGTTGCAATCGTCGGACGTAAGTAACCGCTGGCCGTCCGGGGTGGTGGCGAGCCGGGAACCGTCTGGGGTTGTAACTAGCCGGATCGGCATTAGTATACATCGTCGGACGCGCCACAGGTTACGTCGGGAGTGGTGGAGTAGGAGATAGCGATACCGCTCGGTAGAGCGAAGTTGCTCCGGTTATAGAAGGCCCGCGTGAATACCGGGGTTGTAATCGTGATCGAAGCGGGAAGTGATCCAAAGTTGATCGCTCCGCTATCGCCGTCCAGCGTGCCGATACTTCCACCCTGATAGTTTACGGTGCCGCCGCGAATCTCCATCAGTCCGCCAGTGGCGGTACCTGTAAACGTCGGCAGATTAGTTGAAGCGTTCACGCGCCCTACGTTTACCGAACCGCCCGAAATGATGCAACGTGGGGCCGCAAGGTTGTTGTCTAATCCGCGCTCGGTTGTCATTGTGCCTCCAGAGATTCGCAGGTCTTGAAAATCGTTATTGCCGGGCGTGCCGGTTGTACAGAATGCCGCGTAAGACGTGCCGCCTGATTGGCGGAAAGAAACAAC